AAAGTTTCATGTGCATTTGCTGTGCTACCCTCAAAGACCACTTGGTTTGATGCGTTCATGGTGACACTATCGACAATCGTTTGAGTACCCGACACTGATATGTTTTCTACAGTCAGTGTTCCTGTAGATGGGTTATAAAATAAATTACCATCACTTTGAAGACCAATACTCGTAGAGCCATCAAGATCATTAACAAAAGTTATTGCACAATTGTTATTTCCACTTTCATTGTCCGTAACGACAACATTAGTAGCTACTGTCGATGTAGCTGCGTTACCAGTTGTTGATCCCGAAGAACCACTGACGTTACCTGTTACATTACCAAGAAGATTACCAGTAAATTGAGTTGCAGTTAGAATACCGCTAGAAGGATTGTAATTTAAACCTGTGTCACTTTCTGCCCCTTGCGTTCCAGTTGTCCCATCCACAAACAATGGATAGACAGTTTCATCACTTGAGTTATTAGCACTAACAGTTATTTCTGTAGCTAATGCTGCTGTTCCTGTGGTGTCTTGGTTAAGAGTGCCAATAACAAGGTCTATCGTGCCATCTGAATCTTCATAAGTAGCAGTTATATTGGTTTCAGTATTACTGCTGAACATAGCACCTACAATATCTTGCACTTCTTCAGTAGTCTGAGCAACAGCATCAACGTAGGCTTTAATTGATTGTTGTGTGGCTAAATGTGTAGCTGAATTAGAAGACATATTATCTTCATCTTTAATTGCAGTTCCAGATACACCTGTATTTAAGACTGGACTTGTTAGTGTTTTGTTAGAGAGAGTTTCTGTAAGAGAGCTAGTATTAACTACTGCATCTATAGCACCATCACCAGCATCATCATAAGCAAATGCAATACCTGTATGAGAGCCATTAGTGGCTAGTTGTGCGCCAGCTAAATCTTGTATTCTTTCATCAGTTAGACTAGCAGCACTATTGCTAGCCGAAGTCGCACTTGACGCGGCTGCTGACTGAGAAGCACTGGCAGCCGAGGCTGAACTTGCACTAGCTGTAGCTGAATTGGCACTATTTGTCGCGCTGGTGCTGGCTTCATTCGCTTTAGTAGTCGAAGTGGAACTGGATACGGCTGCTGCATCTCTATAAGTAAGTGCTAAATCTCTGGCTGCTTCACTGGCTGTTTTGGCAGTTTCCGAAGCTGTTTGAGCACTTTCAGAGGCAACCTTGGCAGTAGTTGAACTGCTAGAACTTGAGCTTGCAGTGGATGCCGATGAAGCTGCTGCTGCAGCACTGGCAGACGCATTGCTTTCTGATGTGGCAGCTGCTGCTTGACTGGCTGCTGCTGCAGTGACAGATCCAGCTATAGCATCGGTTTCAGTGCTTGTTGCACCAGAGCTTGTATAAAAACTTGTTTTTGCCATTATTACTCCAAATTGTAATAAGTTTTATAGATTTAAAGGATAGGCTGATTTCATTTGTGTAACCGTACCAACAGTTTCAGCAGAATTGGCTTGCTCTTGTATTTCTGTTAAGTGATAAAGATATGCAGCTTCGAAAGTGTCTCTTCTTTCATCTAAGAAATAATCTGAAGCATAAACTAATGCTGCATAGCAGATTACATCAGAGGCTATATCTGTTAATACATTGGTGTCTGAATCACTGACTAAATCCGTGTATTGTGCATAATAGTTTAAGGTCAGTGATCCGCTAGATGGAATTGGATGCAGTAACAATGACCCACCTTCTCTTACAAAATAATGAGGACTGCCAGTCTGACCTGTCTTAATGTAGTCCTGCATCATGCCCATATCTAATCTAGTCAAAGTATGGTTGTCATAAATGAGATCAATTATTTCTAGAAAATCATTTGGCAATGTAACCTTAGATGTAGAGGCAGTTATGGTGTAGACATGCTGTTTCTCCATGCTGGGTATTCTCAAAGATCTTTGAATTCTAGTAATACCTTGATCTATAAACGTGTTTGATAAATCATCTGTGATATCGCTGCGATTCAATAGATTCTTGAAATGTGTTCTAAGGTTTCCATAGTTCATTGTTTATTACACTCTTTTGTTAGTGGTGATAAAGGCATCAAGATTTTGATCTCTTAATCTTTTTAGTATTGCTTTAGGGGGCTCTTTTAAGGCATCGAATCCTTCTCTTTTCCATTGGTCATACACAGCAGCAGGTATACTTGCAACACGCATGTATTCACCAGCTCTTGCATTTCTTGAGTCCCACCTATCGTTTTTAAGACCATCGATGTAGCTTTTAGGTATTTGCTGTTGATTCCTTAATGTCATTAAGTTTTCAGGATCTTTCTCAAGATACTGTTCTACATCATTGAATATAGGTTTCTTGTCATCAGTTGACATTAGATGCTCCTTAGTTTGTAGCGTTTAATTTAATAAAAAAGGGGTAAGGCTAGATAGTTAAGGAGAGCAAAACCCTATCTAACCGAACCCCTCCTGTTACTTATCTACGATAATCCAGTAATCATTCCTGAATCAGCGAAAGACATGTGCTTCACAGACACCTCTCCTACCACATTGTGAGTATCCAGTTGTGTTATCGTGGATATGTTTATTACCCACATCTGTATATTTCTATACAGCTCAGACTACATCTTCATCCCCTAGGGATGTTGGGCGCTCTTGGGAAGGTTATTGTTTGGTTACTCACTTCCTAGTCGTTGGACGTTCTAACTACTTTTATACCTTTCGTTAGCTTCGCTGCTGATTGCCTTCACCTTTATGTGTTAAGGTTTCCCAGTCAATTCACCCAATCTAGATACACTATTACTAGTGTAACTGCCAATTTTCTTTAGCATCACCGTTCTTTGCGAGCAGAGTACGGCTAAATGGTCTCAATGTGACAGTTCTAAACATTGATGGGTCAAGTAAGTACCCATGTGTGCTTAGGTTTTGTCTGTTAATAACGGTACGCAATTCTCCAAACAGAATTGTTATCGTGAGTATGTTTATTACCCACATCTATATATCTCTATATAGCTCAGACTATATCTCCATCCACGAAGGATGTTCCGCGCTCTTGGAGTTAGTATTCTTTTAGTTAGTCAAACTCTAGTCGTTGAAGTTTCTACCTACTCTTATACTATTCGGTAGCTTACCTGCTGATTGCCCTCACCTTTAAGTGTTAGGGTTTCCCAGCAATTCACGGAAATTCATTACACTATTACTAATGTAATGCCCAATTTTTTTTAGGAGTTAGAATTACGTCAATCACGTTAGTTAATGTTTTAGCATCAATCTCACGATTTCTACCAGTTGCAGTTGCAAAGTCCGCAACAATAGTTGCATCGGCTGGTTTTATCATGAATACGCTTGGCTCAGAGCCATTCTCGTAACATGTCTGGTGTAACGTCAACAATTTTGCTTCTGTTAACAAATATTATCGTAAGTTTTTTAATTATCTTACGCAGTAAATTACTTTACTGATTGGACTATATCATTACCCTTGTTAGGGTATCGGACGCTCGTGTGAGGTTTATTCTTTGGCTAGTCACCTCTTAGTCTCTGAACCTTCAGATTACTTTTATACCTTTCATCTGCTTGGCTGCTGATTGTCCACGTTTTCACGTTAGGATTTCCAGCAATTCATCCGATTTTCATTATGTTATTACTAACATACGCGCCTTAACATTAGTCAAGCGTCTGTTGCATTACTTCCAGCGTCTACAGTTGTAGAGATCTGTTGATCTATTGATGCCATCTCTCTTGCAGTGCTCGCATTACCTGCTGCTGCTGCATTTGAGACACCTATCATTGCTCTTTCATAATCGTTTTTGATTACTTTAAGAGTTTTCGATAGTTGATCGTTTATATTCATCTAAGTTCGTTAATCTTAGACCGTTTCATTAAGAAACAGCTCATACTTTAATATGAGACTAGACCATATCATCACTATAAATTCATAGTGCCATGCGCTTCCACTCACTTGAGTGTACTCCCATAAGGGATGGTCGTTGCACCTTCCTACAGTGTAGGCTTGGATCAGGATTACCATATCTACTATACATAGACTTAGGCTTCCCCTGAGTTCACATGGTTTATACTACCCAACACA